GTTCCGAAGTGATTTGCGTCAATCCCTGGCTCAGATACGGGCCCGATCCGCCTCTAGTCATGTGGAGGGGATCCTAGGGATTGAAAAGCATTTCCAAACCGTTGTCTCATGCCAAACACCTGGGATTACCCATGAGCTCTACACCATTCGGGAGAATTCTTCAGCTAAAGGACATACTCCTCAAGAAATTACACTTATATCGTTGCGCGAACAGTTCAAATTCCACGGCACTGATTCTATTGTCAATAACGCTAACGCTTGGCTTGAAGTTCCCGATGATCTTAAGAACTCTAAACCAGATTTTCGTTTTTCGAAAGCCATTCATCATTATGCCAATGCAAACTACGATCCACATGAAGTTGATAACGAAACCGTCGGAACCGTTCCCCTTCCTAAAGACTATGACACACCAAGCTCTTATCACAAATATATGCTTGCACGAGGTTCTCGTGAAACTAATTCTTATGGTACACTTTCGTTACTGCAACAGTGGCTTTTCTATGCACATAGTTACAAGGTCAACACTCTATTTATTAATTATTACACATTTTTCAAAGAACTCGGATATCCACCATTTATTCAATCAGGTTCAGGTAACTCGAACATCACCAACCTCCGGTTTTCTTATAATATAGCGAACATTGTTTCTGCTATGAACAACGTCTTTGATTTGTGGGCTTCATGTCCATATACTGAATTGACTTTTCAGCTTGATGACGAATGCGTTACCTACCATCTTGAAACGATTATGACTGAATTAGGCATGGTGGCAGTTATGTCGCCTAAAATCGCTATTAAACAAATTCGAAGAAGCCTCGCTTTTGTACAAGCTAACGCAGGTGGATACGCTAAAGTACATGAAACCTTTTCAGCAAATACTTGTTTATTTACAAAAATAGATAATATGCAACATAACAAATGCGTCATAGAATCTCAAATGTTCAAGAAATCGTTAGAAGAAATGAAAGAAGCATTTATTGGTGATGATAAAGCGATGAAATTTCCAAAATTATATGCTTTTTGCAATAGTATACTTTGTGCTTCGAATATTGGTAAACATTCTCGCGATTTTGCCGCATCGAAGTCTTTGCTCTTAAATATCATGAAGATCGCTGGCTTCGGTAGAGGCTTGAAGTACGCTACTCGTCCAAAGTCTCATCCGCTGGGTGAAGAGTATTTGAATGCTAACCTCAATAAAGATGGACAGGCGAAGAACCCACCAGAAATACAATCACATCTAGAACGAGTAACTACACAGTTATGTGAGGCTGCTCACTCTAAACCAAGATATCAGCCTGTTCGCGGTGCTGATTTCGTTCGTAGATGCGCTAATACGTGGAAAAGTACATCCGCTGGTACTATTAACGTTAAAGTTCCATTCGAGATTGCTCGTCGCATAAAGAGAAGCAGTAAAAATAGCAAACATTCCGAGAGAAATGGGATCGATAAGTACATGAGGACCATCACCTTACGTAGTAAAGCAGAACTAGGTTTATTACAATTTGCAATGAATTTCTCACCTGAATTTATAAAGCCTAACGGTCAGTTAAACTCTAATTTGCAATCTTCTATTGAAGCACCATATCGAGTTGGAATTCGAGATGTTGTATATAAACTAACTCGCAGTATATACGTTGTACCTCTTCAAATCATACACGCGATGGTTGCGTGTATCGACCATTTGAACGATTACGTTTCCACTAATAATTTTTCTTCTCTGCCTCTACATTTAGGAGCAGATTCAGCTCAAGTCGCCACAGGACCTAGTGAAACATCCGGTTCGCCAATATGTGATAATCTTATTTCACTGCAAGCTTCTTCTTCGCTAGATTGCTGGTCTCTCGATCTTGATTTTTCAAATTACGATTCCAGTCTCACCTACTTCTTTAGAGCTGGTATTATTGGCGCTTTAGCTAACGCTCTCGAACCTTATCTTGATGACGTGATGATGGGCCAAGAAAGAGATGACGTAACTAAACAAGTACTGCGACGCGACTTACTGAAGATGGCTTGGGGTGATAATTTTATATACAAATCATTCTGGGACAATGGCCGTGAACCTGTCCTAGTTTGCGAATCAGAAAGATTAAGCGAACTAAAACAGTTGCTTCTTGCTAAAAATCCAGATAGATCCGTTGATGATATCACAAGTACAGCAGATCTCATTATTCCAAAGAAAGAGAGACTTTATTATAAGAACACGGTGGATGCGGGTGCAAAACCGCTAATATACGGAAAAAGATATTACAAGGTTAAATTATCCTATACTCAAATAGCGACAATCATGGATAGAGATCCTTCTTTAATATTCGTTGGAAACAGAATCGATGGATCCGATGTGGTCTATATCACATCCGAGGCATCGGGTGAATTGAGCACGCTTCTATTCAATTCGATCACCACTATCGCACTAAGTCAAATGCTTATGCAGCATATGATGAAACATCCCGTTTTCTCCAAATATTTTACTTTTCAATCTTTAAAATGTGTTGGCGATGATATTCAGCTGATTCTTAAAGAGAACACTTCTACAGAAAATTTTGAATATGATGAATTCATGCATTGGATGGAGGATCTTTTTGCGTCTCAGAAGGTTGAACTCTCACTAATGAAAGTCTTTTTCAAGAAATTTCATAGTGAATTTAGACAGGCATTCTTCAGCTACGGTATTAATATTCCAAAATTTCAGATCTCGATGCTATCATCTGAGAAGAGACAACATGTACATAGACCATTTGAATATGTCGCTGCGCGAAAAGCGTTATTCGCAATGGCCATGGCTCGAGGATGCTCTTTGGATTATGCAAATGCTTTACTACTCTTTGAAGTTTATTTATTTTATCGAATTCGAGTTAAAGAATTAGCCTACGTCAATTTTCTTAAACTGCAAAACCGTCATAAAGAAGAATCTGCTGCTATTCACATTCACAGCCGTAAAATTAGCGCTGGAAACGCCACTGTGTACAAAAGAGCTTTTGACATTGACACCATTAGAACTAAAGACGGTCTTGTACGATTCGACAACTACGGCCGCGGCCCTGGATCTTTTAAAGTTTATGAATCTAGAAAGGAGCACGTACCGTCAGGATCTAATTTCAAAGCTACTAGGCCCGACGTCATATCCCAGTTGGACGGAGTGTCCGTTTGGAACGTTGATCCAAAGAAGAACATTGCTTCTGACCGAGTTTATGTTTATCAAGTTTCCTTGCTTTATGCTGTCATGCCAGCTATCACATCAAAAATTGGTATTGTGCCATACTTTCTCGACGAGACATTGAATACCGCTACCTTTATTTCAAATCTGTCAGAACAATATTCTTGCGGATTGAAGGAGAGGCAAGCTTGCAATGTTCTACTCACATCATTTATGGCGTATTCAGTATTAGACCCTTCCGTTGGTGTAAGTCATGATGATATCGATGATATTGTTGGATTTGCGGACAAAGAGGGATCAGCGATATACCAACAAAGTTTTAATGCAGCTTTTAGCAAGACTTTCTCTCACTTATCTATCTCACAAGATCTCGCGTTCGATAACAGATCCATTCAATTTTCAGATGCAAGTATCCGGTCTCGCTTCTTTACGCATGACAATCAGCTGACCGACGTAGGAAAAGGTTGGTCGCGACAGCTCGCCTCACGATTACCCAA